TGTACTTGGACAAGTATATGTTGGTGCTGGTTATAGAGCATATGCTGGTGCATTGCTTAGGATTTTTGATGCTATTGAATTAGAAGTTCAAAGAGATTTTACTAATGAGAGGTTTTATTAAATGAAAATTGCACTTGCAGCACTCTTAGCACTCACTCCAGTATCAGTATTGGCTGATGAGTATCAAGCAGGTTATTCTTCAAGTAAGACTTGCTTTAGAGAAGAGTATAGAGAAGAATATGTTCCTGGAACATATAATAATCCTGGTTATGTACGCTCTTGGAAAGAAACTATTGAGTTTCCTTGTAGAAGACATACCTCATATGAGGAGACAGCACCTAGACAATCAACTGTAACTAGAACTTATGAAGAGTATGATACTAATGATTGTAGTGATGGTAAGATTGCTGGTGGTCTTTTAGGTGGTGGAATTGCTGCTGCTATATCAAGAGGAGATGGTAGATGGTGGGCAATTCCTACAGGTATTGTTGCAGGTTCTATGATAGGATGTGATATTGATGGAGGTTAAATCTTGAAATCTTATAAGACACCTTTAAGATATCCTGGTGGTAAATCTAGGGCAGCTCCTAAAATAGAATCATACTTTCCTGACTTATCGAAATATAAGGAATATAGAGAACCATTTATTGGTGGAGGAAGTATGGCAATTTATATTGCCAAAAAATATCCCCATATGAAGATATGGGTCAATGACCTGTATGAACCTCTATTTAATTTTTGGTGTCAGGTTCAAGAGTCTGGTAAAGATTTACATGATACTTTGTTGGATGTAAAGAAATCAAATGATGATCCTAATCTAGCAAGAGATATTTTTAATAAGTATAAGGAGCATGTTAATGATAAGGATATACCTGCCTTTAATCGTGCTGTGGCCTTCTATGTTGTTAATAAATGTAGTTTTAGTGGACTTACAGAGTCATCTTCTTTTTCACGTCAGGCTTCCATTAGTAATTTTTCTGTAAGAGGAATAGAAAAGATACCAGGTTATCAGGAAATAATTTCTGATTGGATAATTACAAATCATTCTTATGAGAGAATGTTAATTCGTGATTGGGATAATAAAGGTATATTTACATACATGGACCCACCATATGATATAAAGGATAATTTATATGGTAGATCTGGTGATATGCATAAAAAATTTGATCATGATGATTTTGTCATTCAATGTTCCAAATATGAAGAAAATATGGCGGTTAGTTATAATTCAAATCAATTAATTAAAGATAGATTTAAGGATTGGACTGCTGTAGAATTTGATTTGACTTATACTATGAGATCTGTTGGTGAATATATGAGAGAACAAAAAGATAGAAAGGAACTTTTACTCCTAAACTACACTATTGATGATAGGATAGCAGCATGAACATAGTCTTTTATTCCTATAAGAAAAGTCAACATGATCATATTAATGATCATGAATTAAAACGTCTTGATCATAGTATAAAATCTCTTAGAGAATTTAATAATGAAATACCTGTTTATCTTTTTTGTGACCATCCTGCTATTATTCCCCCTTATTTCACTCTTAATTACAACATAAATGTTTTACCATTTGTAGAGGGATTTAATCATGAAATGCTTAATGCTTGGTCTATTCATAGATGGTATAATTTAAGATATTTTCAAGATGGTGAAGGAACTTTTGTAGATGCTAATATTCTTTACGTAGATTCTGATACTATTTTCTATGGAGATATTCAGTATCTTTTTGATACCTATAATACAAATGATGTTTATGGTAGAGAAGAATTTGGATTTAGGCATGATCCTACAACAGGAGGAGGAAAACTTATAAGACAACAACTTGATGCTGTAGATGATGGTATTCGTCAATTGGGTGGGGAAGATCATATCTATAAGTATTGTTGTGGAGTCATGTTACTTAATGATGGTATTCATGTTAGTATAATTCAAAGGTTAGAAGAACTAACTGATTTGATGGGTAAGTTTGATAATAATGAAATACAAATACCAATCCCCAATAAAAGAATAGTAGATCAATATGCAATATGGGTAATCTTAAGTAGAATAGGTGTCACTTGTTCATTGTTTGGTCTTCAAGATGTTACTCAAGGGTGGGTAGAAGAAAAACATAGAGAACATTTTAATCCTATAGTGCTTCACTATACAACAAAGAAGGAACAGCAATTTGCTAGATCTAATTCTAAGTATTCTAATCTTGTGAGGGATGATGATAAGTTATCTGAGGATATTGATCCTTATATGAATGCATCACTTCAAAGTGTTGATCATCTTTCTTCTGATATGGTTGAGCTTTTATCTAAAGATAGTGCTACAATAGTAGAAGATACTGGTGAGGAATGGGTATATGAAGGTTGAATTAAAAGACTGGTTAAACTCTATTAATTTTAGTAAGACTAATTTAATTGATGAAGACCCTGATGCAAAGAAGGACTATGCTCCTTTTATTATCAACAGATGTTTGTCTGGACATTTAGATTGTATTCTCTTTGCGAACGAAATGAACAAGAATCATTTCTTAGATAAGGATATGCAATATACTTTTTATCTAAATACATTGAGGAAAAAGAAGAGATTCTCTCCTTGGCTCCGAAAGGATAAGATTGAAGACTTAGAAACAGTCAAAAAATACTATGGTTATAGTAATGAGAAGGCGTATCAAGTCTTGAAAATTTTGTCAAATGAGCAAATAGATTACATTAAACAACGACTTGAAATTGGTGGCAAAAAATGACACAAACTGTTGAACCCCAGGTCAACTGGTCTCAAGATAAAATGATTGAGGTCAAATTGAATGAACCAGATGATTTTTTGAAAGTTAGAGAAACTCTCACAAGAATTGGTGTTGCTTCTAGGAAAGAAAAGAAACTTTACCAATCCTGTCATATTTTACATAAGCAAGGTAAATATTACATAGTACATTTTAAGGAGTTATTTGCTCTAGATGGTAAGTTCGCTAACCTTACTGTTAATGACGTTCAGCGTAGGAATCGTATTACTCGTCTTCTCGCTGATTGGGGTCTCATTAGTGTTGTAAAGGAAGATACTATACAAGATATTGCTCCTCTTAATCAAATTAAAGTTCTTCCTTATAAAGAGAAGCATGAATGGAGTTTGGAACAGAAATATAATATAGGTAAAAAAGGAAAAGTAGAGGAATCACAACCAGAAAAGTAGAGTTTTCCTACTAGTATATTGAGTGAGTTAGTGGTTAAATAGTATTGGATGCCGAAAGGGTCTACAAACAAACTCGCTTTTAAAGGAGACTATTATGGGAAACCTACAAAGATATCGTGCTGCGGATTTACCAGCACTAATGGAAAGAATTAGTAAGAATAGTATAGGATTAGATACTGTTTTTGAAGATTTTTTTAATGTCACACAAGAAAGTTATCCACCCTATAATCTAATTCATGTAAACAATGTAGAGTCCAGATTAGAAATTGCTCTTGCTGGATTTAAGAAGAAAGAGATTAAGGTCTTTACTGAATATGGAAAACTTCATGTTGTGGGACAGAAAGAAGCAAAGGAAGAAGATAAAGATCAATTCCTTCATAGAGGATTAGCTCAAAGATCATTTGAAAGATCATGGACTATCACAGATGATACAGAGATTAAAACTGTTGATTTTGAAGATGGACTTCTTACTATTAAACTTGGTAAAGTTATACCAGAACATCACAATAGAAAGGACTGGTTGTAAACATTAAGGAGGGTGACACCCTCCTTTTTTCATGCTATAATACATAAAGGAAAGAAGTAAAAATGACTGTAAAATTAGCACTGTTAAAGTCTGGTGAAGAAATTATTTCTGATATGTCAGAGATGATGTCAGGCCAAGATGGAGGAGGTCAAGTAGTAGGATATTTTCTGAATCATCCTTGCAGAGCTGTTCTCACTAGTCCTGAGATTCAAGTAAGTGATGAACAGGAGTCTGAAAGGAAACCTGTATCTATTAGATTAATACCTTGGATGCCATTAAGTAAGGATGAAAGGATTCCAGTTGTGGCAGATTGGGTAATTAGTATAGTAGAGCCACAAGATAAATTATTAGAAATGTACAACAGAGCAGTAAAGACCTATGAAGAAAGAAAATCTGAAAATTCTGATACTACTGAACAATCAGAAAGTGATAAGTGAGATTGAAGAAGTTCAGAGTGAATTGGGGGAACCTGATTGTAAACTCACAGAACCATTTATTATTAATGATGATGGTACATTATCACCTTGGTTGTTGGATATAACAACACAAAATACTTTTATGATATCATCTGATAAGATATTGACATTGGTTCAACCTAATAGTAAACTAGTTAAAAAGTATGAGGATGTGAGAGAGGAATGAGATTCTATACTAATGTCCAGATGATTGGAAACAATTTTCTGGTGCGTGAAGTTGTTGATGGTCAGAGAAAAATATTTAAGGAGGAGTATTCACCCACTCTATTTGTAAAATCGAATAAGAATACCAAATACAAAACTCTTGAAGGTGAGAGTGTAGAACCTATTCAACCTGGTTCTGTAAGAGATTGTAGAGAGTTTAAAAAGAAGTATGATGGTGTAGAGGGATTTAAGATATATGGTAATGATAGGTACGTCTTTCAATATATTTCAGATAAGTATCCTCAAGATGAAGTAAAGTTTGATATTAAGCATATCAATCTAGTAACAATGGATATTGAGGTGCAAGCAGAGCATGGGTTTCCAGATCCACAAGCTTGTTCTGAAGAGATGTTGACTATCTCATTACAGGATTATGCCACTAAAAAGATAACAACATGGGGAAGAAAACCTTATATTCCTACTCAAGAAAATGTAACTTATTATCATTTTTCTGATGAGATTGAGATGCTCAACTCATTCTTATATCATTGGTCTAAGAATCCTCCAGATGTTGTTACTGGATGGAATGTAAGACTTTATGATATTCCATACTTATGTGGACGCATAAGCAGAATAATGGGTGATAAGAAACTCAAGTTGATGTCACCTTGGGGATTGGTTAGTCATGACACAGTTTGGATTACTGGTAGAGAATTTAATGTATATGATATTGCTGGAATGACAACTCTAGATTATCTGGAGTTATATAAGAAGTTTACTTATAAGGCGCAAGAATCATATAGATTGGACTATATTGCTAGTGTAGAAATTGGTGCTAAGAAGTTAGACCACTCTGAGTTTGATACATTCAAAGATTTCTATACAGGTAATTGGAAGAAGTTTGTAGATTACAATATCATTGACGTGGAACTTGTTGACCGTCTAGAAGACAAGATGAAACTGATTGAACTTGCACTGACTATGGCATATGATGCTAAGGTTAATTATCAGGACATCA